TTGTAGTTCTTTGATAGCAACACCACATTGCCATACAAGATAGTTGATCTTATCTTGCTCTATTTGTTTCTCTAAGTCTTCCTTAGATGGGTTGGTAATACTAATAATTTCATCTATAACATCAGACACATTATTAGATATATCTTTTTCTAATTTAGCCATATACTTCTCCTTAATATGTATGTTTGTATCTTAATTGATTTTATGTATAATGTCTACAATGAGTAACAATTAATTACACAAAAAGAAACATTGAGAGGTAAAATAATGAGTAAATCAAACAATCTTTACATGATGATGCGTCTATCTTATGAACAAGCTGTAGATGATTACAATAATAAAAAGGTGGATTCAGTGCTGTCCGCATACAAGAAATACCATATATTAAATGTAGGTATGGAATCTTATGATCCGCAAGGTGATCTTATAAACTTTTATGACGAAGATAACAGCAGAGAGTCTGCCTTGTGAAAGTTCTAAGTCTATTTGATGGTATGTCTTGTGGTCGTATTGCATTGGATCAACTTGGCATACCTGTAGACAAATATTATGCAAGTGAGATAGATAAGTATGCTATCCAGGTTGCACAGGCAAACTATCCAGATACTATCCATGTTGGAGATGTTTGCGACTTAGATCCAGAAGATTACAAAGACATAGATCTAATACTTGCCGGTTCACCATGCCAGGGATTTAGTTTTGCTGGTAAACAACTTGCTTTTGATGATCCTAGATCAGCATTGTTCTTTGAGTTCATACGATTACTCAAAGCAATCAAACCAAAGTATTTCTTATTAGAGAATGTAAGAATGAAGAAAGAATACTTACAGGTTATATCTGAGCAAGTATCAGAATGTTATCCAGAGATAATGTTTGGTATAGAGCCGATATTTATCAACAGTTCTCTTGTATCTGCTCAGTCAAGGCAAAGATATTACTGGACAAACATTCCAGGAATACAGCAACCAGAGGATAAAGGCATAGTTTTAAGAGATATTCTTGAAGATAACTACGATAGTGATAGAGACAAAAGCTATTGTATTGATGCTAATTACTCTAAAACAGGTGCAAAACCACATCATTACAAAGATAAATACCGAAGACAGTTAGTAAATAAACCATTGCAGATAGGAACAGCTACAGACATAAATGGCCATGACATACTCAAACGAGTCTATAGTCCAGATGGTAAGTCTCCTACAGTAAACACTTGCCAAGGTGGTAATCGTGAGCCGAAAGTCGTGACTGGTGGCCGTATTGTTGGTAGAGCTTATGATAAAGATGGTAAGCGTATGGATAGATTTGGCGATTCAGTTGCAGGTAAAACAACACAAATGTTAGAACTGCGAAAGGATAATAAGACAAACGCACTTACAACAGTAAGCAAAGATAGTGTTGTAGTAGAGGAATCTAAGATTAGATCTAAGTCTAAAACAGTTAGATCTGGTGGTAGAGGATCTTATGATAGACATGAATGGGACAGTGTTGATGAACTGCATTGGCGTAAACTAACGCCTTTAGAGTGTGAAAGACTGCAAACAGTTCCAGATAACTATACAAACCATGTATCAAACACGCAAAGATACAAGATGTTGGGTAATGGTTGGACTGTTGAGGTTATCAAGCACATATTAAAGGAGATGGATTATGCTGATAGTTGAGTTAGATAAGGTAAGATGCAGTATCTGTAATGGACATATCAAGCCATTGCGTAATTCTGTTGGTGAGGTGGTTTGGGATCAAGGTAATAACGCACAACCTGTAAACAATGGTCGTTGTTGTGATCAATGCAACTGGGAAGTTGTTATACCAGCTCGCATGGAGAGGCATTAACCATTTATTAAAATATCGTGTTATGATGCGATATGGCAAAAATAGTAGAGATTAAAGATAAAATGGGTAAGCCCACTCTACAAGAAGTCGTTAGTCGTTTAGATAGTATGTTTGAGAACATGGTTTATAGAGGCGAAGATAGACTTAACATTGCCTTGGCCACCATCAGTTTTTGCTTGGCACAGCTAAGTTTAGAGTTCCAGGATAAAGAACTTGCAAAGCTCGTTGATGAGGTTTTAGCTCAATATATTGACAAAACAGTCCCAAAATAGATTATTGTCAATTATTGTCAAAAGTGTCTGACAGCTAAAAACGTGATAAGAATGGGCTTTTGACGATTATTGTATTTTTTTCATTTTTGTCATTAGAGAGTGAAGAAAACTTACTAAATAATTTATAAAATACTTGACTAGATCTATACTTCTCAAGTATCCTCTTAATACACTTTAGGGTAAAGTGGGGGTAAGTATTATTAAGCTTACGCCAAACTCTAATATGCGAAACATACATGGGAAATAGAAAAAATAAACTAGAGTATGAACCTATCATATCTGCGGAAGAAGAAGCTCCCATTGAATATTGCAACCTCGATAACTCCCTCAACAGACGACAACGAAACTTTATTTGGATAGCAGTCAATAATCCCAGGCTATCTTTAGTAGAGTGTGCCTACAAAGCTGGATACACTTCCCCAAGACAAGCAGCAAACAAACTCATGAACAAGCCCTTGATTCGTAAGGAGTATAACTATTTGATGAATGAGGCTAAGAAGAAGTATGAGCTAAACTATGACAGGGCTGTCCAGGATCTCTATGATATACGTGATAAGGCTATGGAGGCTGGATCATTTAATGCAGCTATCTCAGCTCAAAACTCTTTGTTAAAGGTCGGGGGTCTTATTGTAGATCGTAAAGAGGTAATGTTCGGTAAGGTAGATCAAATGAGTCGGGAGGAAGTCGAAGCCAGGTTATCTCAGCTCATGGGCAACGTGGTCCTGGAAGATAAGACTGAACCGGAGCCGGATCCAGCCCTGGTAGATCAGCAGGAGAAAGAACAAGAAGCAATAGACCAAGAGACTGATTTAGAGGAAGAAGAAGCATGGGAAGAAGGTTGGACTGAGAAAGATGAACAGGATTAAAGCTGTCTTATACACAGATGAAGAATTAATTGCCAAGACTTACCCAGAACTAGAAAAACTCTTTGCTAAGGCCATTAAAGAAGGCAAGGTTAATCACTATGAGGTTGTATCTGAGGGTAAGAAAGATAAAAAGGCATAACAAGATTGGGTGGAGAGGGATTGAGAAGTAATACCTAAATCAGACTATGCCTTAGCCCGAATATAGCAAATTAGTTTGGATTGTTCAAGAACTTATCTAAATGTTTAAAAAGCTGTCTATGGTTTTTAAACCAAGCTGTGTGAGTGTGTTTTTGATTTTCATAGACTAAGTAGCCTACCTTGAAGCCGACTTGCTCGATATTTTGGTATCGTTGCAAGTCATACTTCTCGGGGTCAAATGAGATTATCTTAATGTTAAATCTTCTCATTCAGGTTGTGAGACTATGTATGCAATGACGTAGCATACAATGGTTATTATGAACATGGTATCAACTGTCATTGACTAAATCTCCTATATGAATACGAATGACTCCTGTATCTTCATCAGCATAGTCGTTATATTCCTCGTCATACTCGGAGATAAAATTAACTTCAAACTCATGCTCAAGAGGTTCTAATACTTTGGAAGCATTGTTGCCACCATATCTAAATACATCAATGACGTTTTCACGGTTATCAACTGCATAATGTATATAGTTGCCCTCAAGATGAAAATAAGTGCCGTTCTCATCTTCTATGACTTCAAAACCAAGCTCTTTTAAATTCTTGTTAATTTTGATTGCACGTAATGGTATCGGTGTTGTTGGTCGGTAATATGTTGACATGGTTAAACTCTCCCTCTAAATAAATAAAATAATGCTCTTAGTCTCCACTCGGATAAGTGGCGTAAATGTTTTGGTATCTTGGTTCTATCAATATTGCTCATGCTCTCACCTCGTATGTATCAGGGGTTATGGTTATCTCTATATCTCCACCACTAGCAATGCGTTCTAACTGCTCATCAGTAAAATACATATTATCAGCAAAGTCATCAGAACTGACTTGATATGAGTCTTCCCATACGTTGTCGTTATACTTGGGGTTGTAGCCACTTGCATAGACTACAGTTCCATTTTCTGTAGGTGTCTTGGTTGTGTCGTATGCTTCCATAAGATATATGCCGTCATCTTTGACAAGGTAAAAGCATTTATCTGTGGTGTATTTATCACGATAAGCAATTTTAAAATTACTGTTAGTGAGAGTCTCCCTAGCCAATTTGACTAGGGATTTATTAGATCTAAATGTAAGTTTATGGTTATCCATTTATGCTGACTCCTTTTGGTGTCTCACAAGCACAGACCATAAAGGTTCAAAGTGTGATGCTTTGAGTGTGTTGCTCTTATCAATTTCAAAGGTATCAGGGTCGACATTCATAAGATTATGGTCATTACAATACCATTGATTGTGTGAATAGATGTAAGCGTATTCTATGTCCCAATTCATATCCATAAGATAAGCGTTCAAAGAGTTATACAACATAGGTTCATCATGATTAGCCCTATCCTCTATTGACTCTTTTACTGTTGGTTTAAGCGAACTGATATAACCTTGATTGGCTATCTCTTCTGCTTTCTTGGGGTTGTTATAATGGTCGTTTAATACTTGACCGTTGTAGGTTGGATAGCCGTCCCAATGACAATAAGTTACTATGACGTTTCCGTTTGGTTGCTCATAAGCAATATTACTTCTCGTTCCCATATTTACTCTCCTATAAGTTTAAGGGTTAATAAAGTGTGAGGCTTTGTTTATAATCTCGTTTGATACTATCGGCGACTTGCTCGAAAGCGTTGGCGACCAAGTAGAGTACAGGTATCAATTTAATAGCTTACCTCTTCTATGTGCTAACC